AATATCACTACTCTTTTTCGTAAGAACAATGCCAGGAACTATCTTATGTTCCCCATTTTCATTTAAATCACTATATCTATCGTAGTATTGCATATTCTTAGTTGTTAGTGTGGTTTGTATTTACCTTCACCCATGAAAAGTCAGACAACTCATTCTGAGGATTCGAATTCGCATTGTAGAAGTCCTCAATTTTAGTTGCATTCCCCGGGTCGGTCGTTTCAGTCATTTTATAATCATAAATAACGGTCGTAGGTCCAAGTTTATCCCACACCATAAACGGCGTCTCAAACTCTATCTCATCCGTAATCATAATTTCCAATTCATCACAAATTTTACGAACTAAATCCTGATTAAAATCTTTATATTCCGGATTATTCAGTATTTCAATGTTAATGTCAAAGATATCGTCAATTAGGAATTTTGGAACCATATTAAGGTAGAAAAATTCCACCGATTCATTATAGTTTTCCGACACATCCTTAAATGTAACGTTATCTTCAAACCCCCCTAACATAAACTCGTTATATTCACTAAGACTATTCAATACCTTTTTAACATCACCACCTAAGTCACCATTATTTACCGTCAAGTTATTTAAATATTTAACCGTAGTCTCCTTAGGGATTCCCTTAATATAACCATCAATCTCACTCCCTAAAATAATATTTAAGATGTCCAATGATTTTTGTAATTTCGTTTGACTCTCTCTTACTTTTTCAACGATATCATTTAAACTCGAACCGAAGTCTTTAAAATATTCATCAACCTTACCTGTGAAATCATATAATATCGATTGTAATTCTTCCTTTCTCTTATCATTAAAATTGAAACCTTTATTTCTAATACTAACATATATCGGATTTAACGACATATGATAAAAGTCCTCATCCTCAACAAAATCAACATACTCCAATACCTTCTTCATTAGGTTGGTATATAATACATTATAGTCGTCGGTCGTCCTACCCATAAATGGAATCTCCACCTCATCCGATGGTGAAACGCTTACGATGGTTTTAGTCCAAAATTTACCGTTAGGGTTAAGAACCGTAGAGACCGCAGTATATCCGTGAGTATCATATAAGGTCTCAACCTCATTAGTTAATGTATTAACATATGAATTAACATCCTCAGCAAATTCATTATAAAATTGGTTATACTGAATTAAGTCACTGTCCTCATCACCCACAAGATTACCCCAGAACTGGTCCTCATCTTTAGATACTTCAGGGTCGTTAAGTGTTTCAACAAACGAATCCGTAATATTTTTATTAATACTCTTAGCCAATTTATCCATTTTCTCACTATCCCTTCCACCTTCAGTTTTGGTTGCCATGTCATCATACACCTCAGTATTTGCATAATAATTAAACGATAACGCATTTTGTAACTCATCGATTACATTTGAAATGCCTTGTCCTCCAATAAATTTTATACCCATATTAACCGAAGCAATCATAGGTTGCATTCCAATACCTTCCGGATTCATATCCATTAAGTTTTCGTCATATGATATATTTACATTATCAATTACTATTTTACTATGGTAAAAATCCCCAATTCTTAATACCGATATTGGCGGTTTACCAAATGACGTATTTGATGAAATCCCTGGTACCTCCTCACCACCTTCATCATATACCTTAATCGTTTCACCGGGTCTTAAACATTGTTGTAGAAACGTTAATCTCTTATTTAACCCTTCAGGGGTTGTAGAGTGAAATGCTGGTTGGAAGTACTTTAACTTATCCATTAAATTATCATGTACTATCGGGTCTTCCTCTTTCAGTAATCTGAAATAATCACACTCACTATGCATTGTCTTCAATAGTAAGTCAATCGGACTGAAATCATCAGTAGTACTAACCTCACTAAATTTTTTATTGTAATCAGTATTTTTAATCGTCTGACCAACAACAATCTCCTTTTCAGTAGGGTCCCCAATAACACTAATAGTTGCCGTAGCGGTTCTACAATAGGTTGCCGATTTAGAATAAATTCTTTCGTCTACCCCATCATTTTTATTATCTTGTGGTTCGTTACATTTAAAACCTGTAAAGTCTGGGTTCTCCCCAATAGTTTCTACCGATTCAATTGTTATTCTTTTTTCATCGTACTTACCATCATCGAGTAAGTATTTTTTAAGTGACTCTGCTCGTCTTTTCGCCAATGCGTTGTTATATGATTGGGATGCCACCTCTGAAGTAGTAGCTTTAATCGTAATTACAAACTTAAACAACTCATTCTGAGCTAAAGTTTTGGTTACCGATGTTTTTAGTTCTACCGTACTGTTTTTAATACTCTCTAACTTCGATTTAAATTCAGATAAACCATCCCCAATTGCGATGTCCGTATCACCCCACATTACGTTATCTAAGTCAGAATCAATAATCTTCAACGCCTTCTCTTGATAGTCTCCACCAGTAAACAAACTTAGATATTCGTCTAAGTCATTTTCAAACTCACTATTAGGGATAACTGTAGTCGCATTATTAGGTCCCGGAACATCATTAAACCAATATAGTTGTAACTTTTTAGGTTGTTTACCAAATTCAGGTACTATTATCGTAGTATTTACAACGTCCGGAGACTTACTCGTCGTCGTATCTGACGTATCTGACTTAAGAGTTCCACTAGTATTTGCAGTTAAAAATTGTTCTAACGACACCAACTCCTTATAATCTAAAGTCGTAAATTTAGTCGCTAAGTCATATATATCATAATCTTTACACCCAGCAACAAACGCATCAATTAATTCCTGTTTCTTAACATTACTAACATTTTTAGAGTTTTCTCTACGAATTAAATTAAAAATCGAAGGGTGGTCAACTACCACCTTAAATGATAGTGTCCCTGTTCTCTCAGAGTTATTATACGTATATATTGGTTCAGGTCTCCCCAAAAATGTATGTGAAGTCCAATTCGCCCTATTATCGTCCGTATATTTTAAGTCATATGGTGGAAACCACATAATCCTACCGTCATTAGGTCCTTGCTCACATAAAGGTCTCTCTTTAATTTTTGATGAACCAGCCCACGCTAAGTTCTCGATAGAGAACATATATTTTGTTTTGTTTTTTCCCGAATCCTTATCGAACCCAAAATTTAACGGTTTTCCGTTCTCATCTTTAGTTGGTCCAATATTTAAATTCATTTGGTCGGAGATTACAGACCCCGGAACTACTCTCCCTGTGGTTTGTATTCCTTTGTGTCTTACTAGTCTACCGAACCTGTCATACCCGTGGTCTTTGGTCCATACACGACAAAATTCATCGTCCTCATTTCTAACGGCATTACCTTTAGAAATTTCTTTGTAACCATCGTAGTACTTGTGTGATACGTTACTGATAATATGACCTGGGTGACTAAGTTTTTCATTACCCGTTAGTTTCTCAGCATCATCAATGATATCCTGAGTCTTAGATAATATACCATTCGGCGGTAAGGTCTTCTCATTTGATTGTACCCCAACACCATTAATCTCACCACGAACCTCATCTAAACCACCAATCCATACGAACTGAGTCTCAACATTCAACGGACTAGTTCCATTTAAATAATTCCTACCATTTTCAGGGTAAGTGTTTAAAGGTGTGATACCCTCAAATTCTTTAACCATTCGGGACGGTCCTGAGACCATATATCCCTTTTCCGATGTAGACTTACTGTCGAACGTAAATAACGTCCCAGGGTCCACCGTATCACTCCCTATGTAGAATTTTCCGTCTGGTGGGTCTAACCCGATTAGTCCTTGTACAAATCCAATTGCTTTATTGACCACTCCGTCTGTCGAAGAGTCAAAGTTTGGTTGGTATTTGTTATAATTTACCGATTTAAATAATCTCGATTTTTGTCCTCCTGAAGTATATTGTAGTAACTTCTGACTATATGTTTTTTTACCACTACTAAAATCTAAATTTAAGATTTTACCCGTAAGTTCTTTTGCCTTATCTATAAATTTCTCAACACCACCTTTCTCAACATTACTCTCGAAGAACTCTCCCGGTATGTATGATACGGGCAATTCAACACCTGAAACTCTCCCGATGTATTCCGCAGCTCTAGTAATTGGACTACCCGGCACCGTGATTTGATAATCTCTCTCAATAAGTGGTTCCCTACCAGTTAATAGTCCCATCGCAGTATCAGGATTACTAAATGCCTCCAACACATTAATTCTACCCAACGTAGAACTCTTTAGTTTAACACCCATAGTTTCTAACACCAACCCCTGTAGTTCCGCTCTCGCAATTCTAACCATGGTACTATCCCCCTCAGCGGTTTCGGCACCATCACTCACTATCGAAATTAAACCACCAACATTAGAACTAATAGTAAAACTATCGAAATAATTTAAAGTAGTTCCCAATCCGTTAATCACACTCGACACACTATGAAATGCGTATTCTTCGGGTCCGTAAATGTTTAACCCCGACACCGCAGGTTGTATTCCCGACCCTACCTCAACAACATCTAATTGTGGGGTAACTGATAAATTACTAGTATTTTGTACTGAATAGTCTCCGTCCGTAAAATTTTTAGGCAACGTCGCACTATACCCATAAGAGTCAGATAGGTTTCTAATTAGAAGTTGTTTTCTAATTATCTCTGTATTTGTAAAACTTAGATTTGACATATATTATTAAATATTCCTTATATTATTATTCTCTCTCATAGGTGTATGGTATATTACTCGACAAATCAAAAATCCTTTTCTTAACCCCATCCGTCTGAGACTTCAAAAGGTCACTACTCTGAACCTTACCGTTAAATGAGTTATTAACCGTTAGTTGGACTGGAGTATTACTTTTCTCCTCATTCCGAATCCTCATCTCATTCTCCTGAGATTTTAATTTAGTCACCGCTCCATCTTCTTTACCCGCGACTTTTGAACCCCAAATGTCCTTAACATTTATTCCCATCTGTTCGAGTGGTATCGTTATCTTAGACATAAAATCCCTTAATGGTCCAAGTGACTCGTTTTCAAGACCAGCATTAGACGATAGAATGGTCATAATACCTTTAACATCTTGGTTTTCAATAGATTTAGAAAGGGATTTAAATACGTCACCAGTCTTATCGGTCATATTATAGACTAAATCATTTAAGTCATCCCCAAATAGAGTAAATAACCCCCCGTCATCACCAAATGCTCCCATATTAAATGCAATACTTTTTAAGTAGTTATTCGCCGCAGTCGATATGTTCATCTGCTCTCTTAATATATCTATTTGACTCATCTTACCGTTCTTATCTTCCTGTCTTAACATACTGATAGATTTGGTAAGTTCATCATTATCCATACTCGCAATCGCTTGTCCGTTAATAGTCACCTGACCGTCGGTACTTAAAACCCCTAACGAAGCAACTAATTCTCTATCTTCCTCAGACATATTAGGCATAAAAGATATCTTATCCTTTATCATGTCTCTACGTGCTGCGGATTTAGCTTCCTTCATCACTACTCCGACGTCTTTACCCATCACCTTAGCGAACTCTCGAGCTCTCCTTAAATCTAAGGGTGACGACTCAAACTCTTGTGTTGACTCGTTAAACGATACAAACTGTTTTTGAGCCTCCATTATTTGCTCCGTAAACCCATTCATATCATTTGTCGGCATAAACATAAGGTCAATAGCATTACCCAACCTACCAAAATCACCACCCAAAACGTTAAGTTGTGCCGCCATTTCAATCGCATTTTCAGGGTCAAACAAACTCTCCGCCTTAGACGCCGCCAATGATAAATCAAATTTAATTAATGATGCTTTCGCAGCTATTTTTGTGAATCCATCAATACCCCCTTTAAACCCGAGAGTATTTACTAATTGTAAGTTTTTGGTTGCGTCCTCAATGAACGACATACTGTTAAGTCCCATACTCCTAGCCGTTTCACTCATATCGGTTAAAATTTTAGGACCCTTTACCAACCCAATACCCAATCCTTCTAAATTACCCGTGAATTCACCAGCAGCTTCAAAAGAAACCCCAGCAGCCTTCGCAGATAATGTTAAATCGGTTAACAACCCTTTAGATAATGGTATTGCTCTACCTAACGTGGAAATAGTTTTTATATAAGTAGAGTTTATATCCTCCAACCCCACACCATAAACCATAGTGTCCTTGGCTACTCCGACCATTTCAGACCTAATATTACGAGCTAATTCCCCCGTAATCCCCATCTTGGAATTAATCTCATATCTCAACGCTTGGTCGATATTCATAATCGGTTGGATTATCTCCTCCATCGCAAGTTTAAGGGATTGTGTTGTTTTTTGAATAAAAGTTAAATCCACATTTGAAAGAATGTTAGTTAACTTTAATACGGTATCCGCAACATTCCCCAGATTTTTATTCCATTTCAATGTAGAGCTATTCGCATCCCCTAACTTATTAACTATAGAACCATAACCATCACCACTATCCTTCAATGTTTTACCTGACTTTTTTTGCAGTTCCTCCATCATGTAAATGGTTTCCGCGTTGGTTAGAACCTTTCCATTACTAACTTTTTTTTGGATGTCGCTTAGTTTACTCATAGTTAATATTTTTAAACCGCATTAGTGGTATAACAATAAATATCTAATGATGATTTTTTAAAGTGGATTAGTTAGCCTTTTTACTATTTTCCCATCCGTCCGTCTCTTTTTGCTTTTCCTCGACTAACATATTGAGTAAAAATTTTCGCTCAAATACAGGCATAGACATAATATCTAAATAAGAAAAATTTAGATACTTTGCCATATAATAAGTTTCCTGTAATTGTACTGCTTTATAGTCCGTAGAAAGGACGAAAAAACTCTGGTCCAAACCCAAAAAACGTCTGTATTTTTTTTCCTGAAGGTAGAATTAACTCTACCTCCTTGTTAAGACCTGGAGTATTATCAGACACAAATCGTCTGAAGTGTTGTGAATCTTTAATAGGTAGGAATTGAATTATGTGTGATAATTTCATCGGGTCCCTCTCTCCGTCAACATCTATTATCATTTTTTCCAATCGTTTAGTAATTGTCGGCTTGATAACCATATCTTTATAGAGGTCGTCCATTTGGTTTAACTCTTCAAGGTCTTTAGTATTTAAAAAACGGAATTTAATATCCTTACCACTTGATAATTTATATTCGAACAACCCTTCCGAATCTGAACTAATAGTTAGTTTTTTGTATTTCACGTTTTGTAAGTCATATTCGACCTCAACCTGTTCCGAAGTATCAGGGTCGGTCACCACTAGCGTAATCATAGAACCGTAGGCCGTATTTCTTAACCATAGTAAGATAGCTTCTTTATCTGACTCGTGTAATTCTTCCACTGTAATATCCTTATCTAAGATTTTAGCCCGTAATAACTCATCAATGACCTTACCAGACTTAATTAAGTTTTGTGACGTTAAGATGTTCTCATCAGTCGCAGTTAAGTAAGAAACCTTAATAGAATCTTTTTTATTCGCGTAAAACACTCCTTCTGACGGTAGTGGTATTACGTCAAACGCAATTTCCATTCTATAATTATCATCGTTCATATAATCTTGTTTTATTTAAAATATAAACCATAAGACTTAATTGTAAAGCATAAAAAAAGCCCACAATTAAGTGGGCTTTATATAATTTATTTATGGCCGTTATAAAATTAATAAACTAAAATACATCTATCAGGTCTAAGCGTAACTGAAATGTCAGCTAAACCTTCGTCTGAATAAGAAAGGTCGTTAAAGTTTAAGTCAGTAATGAACGTTCCTTGGATTATCCATTTTTCTACAACAACCCCTGTTGGGTCTAACATATCTAATTCGATATCCTTTTTGTATCCTGCTGCGTATCCCATTCTACCTGTAACAGACTCCGCGTGTAATCTAAACCACTCCATTAGTGCTTGTGCAGCTGAAGGACCGATTGGGTCTTTAAACGTCACGTTAAGAGTATTCCAATTGAATCTACCAGCAACAAATGTTGAAGTATTTAAGAAAGGAATCTCTACTGCCCCAATATTCGCTGAGGGTCTTGCGGTTGTACTTACGTACCATTCGTTAATACCTAACGAAGACGGGAATCTTAAAATAAACCTGTTCTTTTTCTTTGGTTCGTATGGAACAGGCATTTTCATTAATAAATCAGCCATTGTATTGTTTTTTAATTAGTTTTTTTATTTACTTATAAATATCAAGTGTTTGTAAAATATATTCAATCTTACTTGACATTGTGATTTTAAATCTACATATTTCTAGTATACCAGTATAAAACATATAATAATACCAGTATTTATAATATCTAATAATAAATATATAAATATTACTAGTATATACTAGTAAGGATAAAATCTACATTTTTACTTTATTGTCTTTAGTGTAATATACATTAACACTATCATCTCCTTTGTCATCTAAATATTGCTTCACGTTATCTACGTTAGCCTTATCATCATCTGAAAAACCTATCTTCGGTACAAAGTTATTATGGATATCATTTTCCAATTCCATTGTCATCTTTAATTCGTCAGATAATTTATTAACGTGTTTAATAAATCCGTCTAAAGCGATAATCTTATCCTTTTCAGGATTAGCAGCACTACCTTTACCGAAAGATACAGGGTGGAACTCACACATATCTAAATATTCTCGGAACATTTGTTCGTTATCTCCTTCTATTACTCCCTTATATTTTTTTAATGAACTAACACACGATTCGAACGATAGTCCCGCCTTACCAGCCTTAACTATCTCCTCTACTCCGTCTCTTAGTGACTCAGGGTTATGTCCCCTTGCGGTTATAATTGAGAAGATTGAACCTCCATTAATACATTCTACGAAATCATCCCATGATGGTCCTGTTTTCGCAACTAAAGAATCCTTAACGAATTGTTCATTACCCTCAGGTCCAAAATTAATAAATGGTTCCTTAGCGAATCCAGTAATAGTATGACCCTTAAAGTCAAAGTTTTCTTTTCCTATTTTACTTCTATACTCGGCGAAATCAGCCGTACCCATACCTATTTCTTGGTCACCAAAAGTAGATACCATAATTTCCGTCGGCATAAACATAATGTTATCATCCCAATCAAAAGCATAGTATTTAAAATCAGGATTACCTTCGTCGTCAAACCCTTCGGTTACTTCGACGTTCATAATTTCCATCAATCTTTTAATGTTTTCTTCTAATAAAACTTTTTTCATATTGTATTTTTAAAAAAAAAGGGAAGGTATTCCTCCCCTCTTTATGTTTAATTTTAAATGTTTTCGAAAGATGCTCCTGTAGGAGTCACTAAGAATTCGATGTCAATAAACTCAAGTGCTCTTGTTGGTTTGATGTAAATCTTACCCGACAATTGATTTCTATCCATATCTTCAGGTGAAGACGATACCTCAACCTTAAATTCTGTTAAACCTCTTTCTTTCTTAATTCCTTCTAATATTGGGTTAACCAAACTTAGAAATTCGTTTCTCACGACATCATCATTTTGTTCAAATAATAATCTCACCGCCACGTTAGAAATTAACTTTCTAGCTTGTAATAGTAATCTTCTTACGTTGATTCTATCTAATGCCGATTCTCTAACCTGTAATGTCTTATTACCAAAAATAATAGTACCTACATCTGAGAACGTAGCAATTGGATTAATTCTATTACTATATAGTGTATCTCTCTCGTCTAAAGTTAACTTCTTTTTCGCTTTAATTGAATTAACTAAACCTCTTTGGTAACCCGCAGATGCGAACCATGGAAAGGCAAT